ACGGCTAGGATTGGCAAAGATGTGCTGAAAGTCATCAGCTCGCTCAAGAGAGCGCGCAACCCAGTGGCTATTATCAAAGCTATTGGAGATGCCAGGCTTACTTGGGTGTATGGGATAAAACCCACGCTCCAAAGTATTTTTGACGCCGTCGAGTTTGAAGCGATCCACTATCTGAATCTCAACCGATTCTTCAAAGGTCGAGGGAAATCAGTACAAACGTGGAAAGATAAAAGCTTTGGCGACGGATGGCCTGACTATACTTATTCTTGCAACGCAGATAGAATTGAATCTGTCCGCGATGAGATAGGTATAGTGTTAAGGATTCCAGATAATCCGACTACCGGACTGGCTAGGCTGACTTCACTGAATCCAGTGTCTATAGCTTGGGAGCTCATGCCGTGGAGCTTTGTCATCGACTGGTTTGTTAACATCGGTGGCTACGTTCGGGATTTAGAGACCGCACTTGTGTACGATAAGTACTTCGTGCGTGGGTATAGGACTCAGACTAAGCGAACTCATATTACCGAGCGGGGTGTCCGACATATAGATATTCCATATGTCGGGCTGCTTTCACCCGCAGAGCAGTATAGAGGACATTGGTCTTACACAACGATAAGGTCTAGAAAGACCCGTGTCGTGTTATATTCCTTCCCATATCCTAAACCACCTGTTTTTAATTGCAACTTAGGTAGCGGTCGATTGCTCAATGCAGCGGCATTACTCAGCACTTTCCTTTCGTTATCGGAAAGTGCCAGTAGTTCTAAAGCCAAGAGTGCGATTGCCCGAAAGAAGCAGACACAGGTATTCGGGAGGTCTGACGGATGGGAGACGAACCTTTTCAGGTAGTCTTCTTTTAATCAACGTTTGCTTTTATGGAGGCTTAAATGCCCCAAGTAGCAAGTATTGTCCTCGCTAACGGCGAGGCTTCTCCGGTGAACCATACGTTCGCCCCACTCGGGCAAAACCAAAAGACTGGTTTTTGGATCTTTGAGGACCAATCCCCACGAGTTGCGTCAAGCACTCCGATGGGTTGGCCACGTCTCGCCATCAGGGCTCGTCGCGCAAGCGATGGTGGTCCCGGCGAGAACGCTCAGAGCCGTATCAATCGTGTGGAGTTTGTTTTCTCAATGCCGGCCCTTGAAACGGTCGGTACGAGTGACTCCGGTCTTACCCCTCCGGCAACAGTTGCATACGTTGATCGGATCAAAGGGGAGTACCTCCTGCCGGCACGAAATGTGCTAGCTGATCGTAAAGACAATCTTGCTTATTGCAAGAATCTGATGGCCAATGCCATTTTCATAGACTTGGTTCATAATCTGAGCCAGATCTATGGGTAAAAGCCGTCAGATAAATCTCTTGTCTTCCTAGGAGTAAATTCTTATTTTCCTAGTCATGTAGTACTTCTTTTGGAGCTTACATGAATGATCTTGCAGGTAACACTCTTCTTGAGTGTTGTAGACACGTTGATACGCCGATAAGCCTTGGGGTGTGGTTAAGGTACAAGTATGCTCATGATGAGCTTGCTCGTACTACCATTAACCCTCGGCTTTACAATGACGCAGAGACCTTCTTCAAGGACTATGCTTGTGTAAATCTCCTTAGAAAATATGAGGGGTTAGAAACAGGCATTGACACCAGATCGGTAGCACTCCAAGCCTTTGACAAGGCAGAAGAGCAATGTCTCCGAATGAACAGAGAACTTTGGTCCTTCACACATACTGGCCGTGTCGGCCAGGTTGAACCTCGAATTATTCTAAAGGTTCAAAAACTTATTGCGAAGGTCTGGGGCAATCCTACATTCAATGAGATGTTCCGTCATTGCGGTTGGGGTCCTGGCGCGACTGCTACCCTTAAGGGTGCACGCGCCACAACGGAAGGAAAGATGTCTGAGTTACCTATGTCAGTAACCCCTACTGCCCTTCCATACCTACGACAGGTCATGAAAGATGATCTGTTATGGTGTGGACACTTGTTAAAGTGTCCGGTAGAAGGCCCGGTATGCTTAATGCCTATGTGCTATGATCAGACTGATCATAGCAGGCTGCTGACCGTACCTAAAGATGCGAAGACTGACCGAGTGATAGCCGCCGAACCTACTGGAAATATCTTTCTCCAGAAAGGTGTTGGCGGATATTTACGTCGTCGTCTTCGCAGATATGGTATCAACCTGGATGACCAAACCAGGAACCAAGCACTCGCTGCGACCGCAGGAGAGCTTAAACTTGCTACACTCGATTTGAGTGCTGCGAGCGATACTATATCGATAGGGCTTTGTAAAGCCTTATTACCCCCGAACATGTTCAAGGTCCTCGATGATCC